GTGGCTATATAGTATTTAGATTACTTGAATGGTTATTAGTTAAACTATTTTATTTTTTTATCAATGGATGATTATTGGACAACAGACAACACAGCAGACCATAGAGACCCGATAGTACAAAAGGTTGTACAGAAGTTTCAAGTGCGTAGCTTAATAGGTATAGAAAAGTACGGAACAACTCTGCACGATTCTCCTGATGGCTTTTACAAGTTCCTGAATCACTTACAAGAGGAACTAATGGATGCAACACTATACATAGAGAAGCTAAAATCACAGAAATGAAAGAAGCAACGCTACATAAAATGCTACACGATATAAAACTATTACAACAAGCTGTAATGGTATGTCTGCATAGAATAGAATGGTTCTACAATCAAATGACAGATGAAGAACTATTAGAATCAGGATTAAACCAAAACCACTTACAAGGTTATAGAACCAAATGTTTAGAAGTTTGGTTTGCAAGAAAAGAAGCACAACAAGAACAAACACAATTATGATTACACTATTGAACAATGAGCATTGGGGTAAAGAAGAAATCCTTGCCGAGATGTACAACGATGAATTTTACTACGGACACTTAGGTAAACACGCTTTAAGCAGTAGTAGCCTTAAAATGATTCTAAAGAGTCCTAAGACTTACAGGAACGTAACAAAGTACGGAGACCCTAATTCAGATAGTCCTGCACTTGCACAGGGTAAGCTAGTACATTGGATGATACTAGAGCCACATAAGATAGATAAACTACATTTTGTAGAAGCATCAACTAAAGCCACCAAACTATACAAGGAAGCGAAAGCAGAACACGGAGAAGTCTTTTTAGCTAAAGAGAAATCAGCAGCAGAGAGAATAGCGGATGCAGTTCTAAGAAACGAAGCAGCACTTAAACTACTAAACAAATCAGAGTTTGAAGTGCCTGCAATAGAAATGATGGAGGGATTACCCTTTAGAGGAAAGGCTGATATAATACAAGGCGATACCATTATAGACTTAAAAACCTCTGCAGACCTATCCACATTTAGATACAGCGCAGATAAATATGGGTACGACTTACAGGCTTATATGTACACAAGGATGTTTAATGCAAAAGACTTTAAGTTTCTAGTAATAGACAAAGCGAGTACAGATATAGGTATATTTGAAACAAGTGAAGAGTTTATAGAAAAAGGAGGTTTATAGAAAAAGGAGAGCGCAAATTCTTTCAAGCAGTAGAGAACTATAAATACTTCTTTGAGCAGGACAATGACTTAGACCAATATGTAATGAGAGGAATATTATAACAAAAAAACAAACAATTATGAAAGCATTAAATACAGATATATTAGATAAAGCAAAAGAAGATTTTTTAAATAGATGTTTTGAATTAAGTGGGAAAAAGCACAAAAGATATTGGTGTGTAGCTAATGAGAATGATTTTTATGTTAATGAAAATAAAGAAATAATTGTTAAAGAAGGGTTACCGATTCACTATAAGAAATGGCAATCGGAAGTTAAAGAAACAATAGAAGTAGATGGAAAAGAATACAATAGAATAGTAAAGGATAGGAAGCGGGTTGATGTTTATGGTTACGCAAAACAAGATTTAAAAGGTTATGGAAGAGGTATGACGTTTATTTTTGAAATACTTGACCTTGAATATAGTTTTATGTTTTATAACGGAATGTATATAGGGGATTGTTACAGCGGAAACACACATATTCAGATGTTATGCAAAATGTATGAATTTAAATGCTTTGATGAACGTATTAAAGAGATTAGTATGTTTAAAAGTAACACATTAAAATTTGATATAGATATAAACGATTTAGGGTATAACTACGAGAAAAGCAAAAATCTTAACGATGTGCCTATATATATATTATATGATAATTATGGTTGGGCAAATGAATGTTACTACGTTATAGGGTTGTTAGACTTCTTAAATCTTAAATACGATAAAATATTAGAATACGCAAAGCCGTACGTTAGAGTTTTTAGAGATTTAGGTATAGATTTAGAAAAAACAAAACCTGAACAAAGGATTGTTCTGTTTGAAAAAATACTTGAAAATAAAAAAATAGAAGAAGACAAAAGAAATAGAGAAGAATTGTATTATCAAACACAGCGTGATAAAGTTAGTAAAGAAAAAAAACCTGTTTGCTATATAATAAAAAACAAAAGAAACGGACTATATAAAATAGGTTATTCATCTAATCCTTCACTAAGAGAGAATACCTTGCAATCACAAGAACCCGAAGTAGAAAAAATAAAAGTATTTAAAAATAATCACGAAAACTTATTACACGAAAAATATAAAAAACAAAGAGTAAGAGGCGAGTGGTTTAATTTAACTAACTTACAGGTAAAATATATTTGCACTCATTTTGAATAACGATATAGTACAGGAGTTTTATTACCTAGCAATGGCAGACCTAGTACAAGGAGCATCTATAAAAGAATTAGAAGCTGCCTTAAAGTACTATGAAGAAGTTGAGGACTACGAAGCCTGTGCAGGAATATTCAAAGCTATACAAGAAACAAGATACGATACTATACAAAACATTAAAGACAAATTAAATGACATTAGAGAAGATAAAGGAAGCAGTTGAGGTAATAACACAACAACAACTAAACAGAGAATCAAGAGAAAGAGAACTAGTATATGCAAGAGCAATTTATTTCAAAGTAGCAAAGAAATACACTAAACACTCTCTAAAGAAAATAGGAGCAGTAGTAAACAGACACCACGCTTCTGTAATACACGGACTAAATCTATTTGAAAATGTAATAGTAAAATATGAAGCCGAAGCACTAGAGGATTATAATAAGATAATCAGGATGCTATTAAAAAACCACATAGGCATTATATCAAGCCCTGAAGAGTACTACAGAAACAAGTTAAAAGAAACACTACTAGACCTAAGACAAGAAAGAAACAATAACAGAAGCCTAAGAAAAGAACTACTAAAAACAGAAAGAGAATTAGAAACTCTGTTAGAAGAGGTTTAACAAAACAATGCTTTTTTTATTGTATAATTAATAATAAAGTTATTTAATTCTATGGATGGTAGAAAGAACAACGGAGGACATAAGACAGCAGGAAGAAAATCTAAAGCAGAAGAAATACAGCTAATAGAGAAACTAACTCCACTTGAACCTTTAGCGTTTGAAGCCTTACAAGATGGATTAAAGAACAAAGATTTTAAGTTTGTACAGTTATTTTATAACTACTACGCAGGTAAGCCAAGAGAGACTAAGGACATTACCATCAATGAGGACTTACCACTTTTTGTAGATTAGGGAAAACCTAAACCCTGTCTGCAACCTATATGCAGGTAAAGAAAACAAAAGCACTTACTAGACTACGAACCCTTAGCAATAGAATAAGAATTGTTAGGGGTGGTACTAGTGCAGGAAAAACTATCTGCATACTTTTAATATTAATAGATTACGCAATAAGGAATGAGGGCAAACAGATAAGCGTAGTATCTGAATCTATCCCACACTTGCGTAGAGGTGCATTAAAGGACTTCTTAGGCATTCTTAAAGGACTCAATAGGTATAAGGATAGTCAGTTCAATAAAAGCACCTTAAAATACACATTTACAAATGGAAGCTATATTGAATTTTTTTCAACAGATAGTCCTGACCGTTTACGTGGTGCGAGGCGTACTGACCTTTACATTAATGAGTGTAATAATATACCTTTTGATGCGTATCAACAGGCTAATTGGTGGCGAGTATATGGACTAGGGGAAGTAGGTAGTTTAGAAGGTGTATGTATTCCTGATTGGAAAGAAATAGATGCAGTACCACAAGATGCGAGATTGTTAAGCTATGGTATGGACTTTGGATATAGTGTTGACCCTACTACATTAATAGCCTTGTACAAATGGAACGATGCGTATATATACGATGAGGTACTGTACAAGAAGGGAATGCTAAACAGAGACATAAGCAGATTCCTACAGGACAACAATATTACCGAGAACATAATAGCGGATTCAGCAGAACCTAAGTCAATAGCAGAACTTACCCAATACGGACACAATGTATATCCTGTAAGCAAAGGAAGGGATTCGGTAGTATATGGAATAAACCTCATCAATCAAAACGAGATATACGTTACAAGCCGCTCTAAGAACCTTAAAAGAGAATTACAAGGTTATATATGGGCAAAGGACAAAGAAGGTAATACACTACAAAAACCCACAGGAGCGCACCCTGACTGTATAGATGCTGCAAGGTATGTTTTAACAGACCAACTAGAAAACCCTAATAAGGGGCAGTATTTTGTATATTAAAAAATATTTATATATTTACAAAAACAAATATATTATGAAGAACAATTTTGA